TCTTGTACCCCATTAGAACCAGGTTTTAAACTACCCATTCCTCTAGAAGATACGCCTACTGTAATTCCGTTTTTAAATAACTCTTTTAATATGTTGCCTGAGGGGGTTGGTAATATTTCAATTTTACCCATTACATGATCTCCATCCCACCATACATCTTTAATATTATGTGAAACATTTTTGAGATTAATAATAGAGGAATCAGGATGGTCTAATTCACCTAATGCTCTATTTTCTGCTATTGGGCCTTTTTTATAGTTTTCAACTTCTCTAGATAAAATTTCTTTAGGATAAGATCTACCATTACCATTTTGGGTTTCAGCAGATTGTAATTTACCCTCAACAATCAAATTACCATTTTCGGTTTTAACCGCTTCAGTAATTGCCTGAGGTGAAAGTTTAAAAAGTTGAGTATCTATAAGGGTTTGTTTCATTTTCCTCCAGTCATAGTGTTCTTATCAGCAGAAACTTCCATTAATTTTTTTTCTAATTCCTTAATTTCTTTTTCTACTTCTTGAATAGCACTTTGATTAATAAATTCTGAAAGTGATTCATCTTCATTAATTGCACAAGCTCTTTTTCTTTCAGCAATTGCCGCTTCATAGATTTTAGCTTCTACTTTTTTCTTAGCAATTTCACCTAAACGTTCTGCTTCTTTAAGGACTTCAGACATTTTCATTCTGCCTTCCTTTTTCATCTTTTTCTTTTCTTCTTTTTCACCTGCTTCTTTACCTTTTTCGTATTCATAGGCAGCTTCACCTTCTTTTACTTCTTCTTCAGCTACATTACCATGAGCTGTAGAACCTTTAGGATCATTAATAGTTCCTTTATTTTCTTCAGCTAAAAAAGCTTCAAAGCTATTTTCATAAGCTTCTTTTTTACGATTAGCAAAGGGGTTACCAATAGAGGGAATGCCAGCTACGGCTTCTTCTAATAATTCTTTTAATTCTTCTGATTTTTTCATATCATTTTCTTTTAAGTCTCCGTAGCCGGAGGATTTATGTTTGCCCTTAGGCTCTTCTTGTTGTTTTAATTCTTCATATCCTATACCATCTACTTTAAAAGCAGCATTTTTAGTATAAAAAATAGGGTCTTTTTCTAAATTTTTAGCTACTACTTCTCTTGCTTCATCTATAGTTAATTCAGAATCCTTTTCCATTTCAACTCTTAAACCATTAATATACTGGTCGAAGATTTGGTTATTTAGGTTCTTTTTATCCTTATAGTCGTAGCCAGCAGTTTCTTTTTCATTGACTTCTTTAGTAGTCTTTTTTTCTTCTGCTTTAGCTGCTTCAGCTAAAAATTCTTGGAATTTATATATAATTTCGCTTGCCATGTTAATAAATATTAATCTTTGTATAAATCTACATAATCAAAGGCCTTAGATTTTTTTCTAAGGGCTTTTCGATCAACTGGTTTGTATCCTGCTTTAGTATATGCCGAAATGTCTGCTTTACCAAAAGCATAGGGAGTATTATAAGCCATACCCATTGTTTCTTTGACTGTTTTTTTAGTCATAGCATATTGATCAGGGTAATTTTTTCTAAAAAATGTTCTAAATGAATTGAAAGTATCAATTATATTATCTGCTTGGGTTTGGTAGGCCTTATCGTTTCTTAAATCTTTATTAGACTTAAGTTTTTTAGCTGATCCACGAGCATCGTCTAAAGTAACAAACAAATCAATAAAACTAGGAAGAGGTATAACTTTATGTCGTCTTCCACCTCCTTCAGATTTGTATGTGGGGTCAAATTTATAATAGTCTGAGAGGTTATCAGAAAAATAATCTCTTTCCATGTCTATTTTTCCATACTTATCCTCAATACCTTTAAGGTAGTTAGGGGATAGTTCTGATGGTTTAATAGTTGCCATTATTTAATTACTTTAGCTACTTCTTCAGTTAAAGAATAGTACTGGAGAAGGTTGATTAAATCATCGTTATTAATCTTAGAACCCTTATCTAATTCTTTAAGTAATTTAACTACTTCTAATAATTTAATTTTAGTAGCTTCGTCTTTTACTTTTTTAGCTTGTAAAGTTAAAGTATTTTTTACTTCAACAATTTTAGTGTTGTAAATTTCCTTTAAACGAGGGGTATTATCAATTGAATTAATAAATTCTTTAAGTATTTCTTTTTGACCCTTATTTAAATTAGAATACTTACCATTAAACTTTTCAAGCATTACTTTATAAGTAAGAATTCTTAAGTCTTTATCGTATTTACCAAATTCCTCTACTAAATCCTGTTTTACCTTTTTTTCACTAATAGGGCGTTCTGTGAGGTATTCTAATATTGTTACTTTATTAGAAATAATTTCATCAGTTTCAGATAATTTATCTGAATTATAAATTTCTATTAATTTATAGAAAGCAGCATATCCTTTATAATTGGGAACTTGATGTTTAAAAAATTCCTCTAAATTATAATGTTTACGAATTTCATTAATTAAATTATATTTTTCCCTTCTTAAGGCGCTTCTATTTAATTTACGAGTTGCTTCTAATATAGTATTTAAGGTAATATCTGCTTTACCTTCACTTAAATTCTTATTTTTAAATAATGATTCGTATAGCTTATATTCTTTCCCTAATTCAGTTTTAGCAAATGCTTTTTTTAAAATATTAAGGGAAGCAGACTCACCACCAGACAAAGTATCAGCAGTTATTTGTCTCACTAAAAGCTCAAATAAAAGGCCCGTATTTTTATACTTAGAATGTTTGATTCTCATTGATAGGCTTTTTTATAAATATGTAAAATTTCTTATTCCTTTAAATTACCTTCATCTAATAGCGACTCATCTTGCTCAAATACTAGCTGTTTGCGATTTATTGGAATCCTTTTAAGCATATCTTTATTTTGTAAGTAAGCTGTTTTAGCTTCTAAAGCCATAGGAGAACCTCCTTTGTATGTAGGACGGATTGAATCAGAATCATTTTTATCAATATCCTTCATTCGTTTTACACCCAATCTGTCTTTACCAAAGTTACTATCTTGGGTATTAATGTTAGAAACTTTTTCTTCAGGACGTCCTAATTCTTTTTCATCATATCCTGCAGGGACATTATCAGGTTCGTCATAATATCTACCTTTACCATATAGTGAAGCTAGATCATGTGGGGTGCCATATGATTGTCCTGTTTCTTGTGGGTCATTTCCTTCGGATTCAATTTGAGTATTACGGAAAGCACGCTTAGCATCTTCATTAACCAAATCTCTAAATTCAGTATATTCATCTTCACTGAAATGGAAGATATGGTCGTAAACGAAATCAGAAGGAAATAGTTTGGAATCCATCATTTGGGTAGCTAATTCCATTTTTTCTTTCATTAATACTACTCTTTCTTGATCATAAATGATTGAAGGGGTAGTTAAGTTAAGTTCGAAATTAACTAGATCATCACCATCATATCCTTGTGTGTAAAGGTGTACAACAGCAATTTTATATAATTCTGAAAGGATAATTCTTTGAATACGTTCTACTGTGCGAGCAAATCTAATATCCATAGAAGCTAATGTTGCTTTACCTTCTACGTCTTCAGCATATCCTAAAAATGCTTTTGGTACTTTTAATGCTGCAAATAATTTATCTCTTAAATACTCAACATCGGTTATACCATCATATTGCAAACCGGGTGTTGTTTCTATTTTAGTTGAAGCATCATTACCTCTAAGTGGGATATAAAAATCTTCTAAGAGGTTTTGCATATTATATTTTAAATTGTAATCTCCTGTTTGTTGATCAACATAAGGAGTACGCTTCATTTTTGAGATAGTCTTTTGCATAAAGTTTTCTACCTCAGCAGGTGGGATAGCACCTACATTTATATAAAAAATACGCTTTTCAGGGGCACGTACAATTCTGTGTACTAACATAGCATCCTCCATTAACACATATTGTTTAAATAATTTACGTGCTGGTTCTATATAGCTTCTACCATATGGAAGATAATTTACATCTGATAAGAGTCTAAAGTGAGCTATTTCGTAATTATCAAAATAGATAGCTCTGCTTTTTGTGTTACCTCCTGCGCTTTGTAAACCCCCAAAGTAACCACCATATTCCCCACCCCCACTTAAACCATCAGGATCAAATTTAAATTTAACTTCTACTTGATGATTGTTAGATTCACTAATTTTTTCTTCTCTAACAATATTATATGCCGTGTAAGGAATTACATTATAAACACCAAACTGATCTGCAATTTCTAATTTTAAGAAAAAATCACCATACTTACACATTTGGCGAATCCACATCCACAAGTTAAATTCTATATTTAAAACATCATAAAAAAGATTATATAGAATTTTTTGTAAGTTTTCGTCTGGGGATTTAATTTGGAGAACCTCACCCATAGCGTTTTTAAGGGTAGATTCATCAGCTAATATATCTAAAGAAGAAGCAATAATAGCATCAGTATCCATCGCTTCATAATCAGAATAAAGTTGGGTTCTTAAAGTTTGATAATTAAGAGCGGGATTATAAATAGGTGCTTGGTTAGTAGTATATAAGCGATTGTATCTATCAACCATTGAGTTGGTTTCAACTTGACCAGTTTGTTGATAGTTACTAAAATCTAATACCTTTAGTTTGTTCCCTCCTACATTACGAATTAGTACGTCTGTAGAAAATAGTCTTCTTAATCTTGTAAATACGCTTGTATCAGCCATAATATATTAATATATGAATAAATATTACAGGAGCCAACTAAAGTCCTCACTTCCTCCCTTTCCATTATCCATGTGGTAGGGGTTATCCTGCCCTGTTGAGAAATATGCTCCCTGATAGTTTGTAGTGGATTTTTGAAATGAGCCTAAAGCTGCTTTTGTAATGTCTACTCCATGTTGTCTAAATTTAAGTGCAGTATCTCTAACATATAAGCCTATACCAAAACTCATTATTAAATCATCATTATAACCAGTTTGAGCTTCTGCTCTACCATGCTTCCAAATAAACGTTTTCATTTCTTCAATTAAACGTTTTGATTGGATTGTAACACCTTTATCACTTACATACTCTTGGAATTTTCCAATAACCATAGGTCTTGTTCTAGTTGACATAGTAAAACCAGCAGTCATACTAGAATTATTTTCATAGTTTTGTAAATATGAGTCTACATTAACTACATCAGATTTGGGTGAATAATATAAATTAGGATATTGACGTTCAATTATTGTTTGAATCGTACTCCATCCAATATTAGCATTTTCTACTACAAGCAAAGCATTATTATATTCAGTAGCTATTGCAGTAAGTATGTTACCAAAATCTTTAGTGGAAACTTGTCCTTTATATTCACCTACTTGAACAGCACTTTCAACATCAAAAATATGAAAAGCTGAGTAGTCTTTTCCATCTCCTCTAGCTACATCAGCGGATATTAAATATTGTCTAGTGTAATCAGCAGGTTCCCAAATCCATAGATTTTGATCTACTCCTCGTCTCTCGAGGGGTTCTCTAATTGTTGATTTTTCTATATATTCAATATATTCGGGGTAGAATACTATGTCTCCTGAGGTACTAAAATCACAATCACATTCTTGTGCTGCCATTCTAGGGTCTCCTAATAATTCGTCTTGCCTATCCCTCCATGCCTGATCTCGTTCAGGGTGAACAAACCAAGGTAATTTAATAGGTAAAAATTCATTTTCGCTAGCTTCTGCTCTTACCCAAGTTTGGTGAAACCAATTGCCTGTACCATAAGGGGTAGATAATGCTATACATCCACCACCAGTAGCAAGTGTTTGTTGAGCCGATGCCCAAATCTCGCCAATATTTTCAATAAACGCCGCCTCATCAATTAACAAAAGTGAAACTGCTTCGGATCTACCTGCATCACTTGATGCTGAGGTAGCTTTAATTTGAGAACCGTTTGCTAGTCGAAGTGTTAGTTTGTTGTTTTCTTCATAATCTACTTTAAGCCACGAAGGTAAATTTTCATACATAAATTTAACCTTTGTAACCATGTTTTTGGCAGTTTCCTGCTTAGTAGCTATACAAAGTATGTTTTTATCTTTGTGAAAAATCATTAACCACAAAGAATACCCTGCAGATAAAGTAGATATACCTAATTGGCGAGATTTAAGTATAATTGAGTAAGGGTTATCTTGGAATAAATTTAAAACTTTTTCTTGGAAAGGGTATAAATGAAAGTTGATTCTACCTCTTTGTGGGTGTTGGATCATACAGTATTTTTTCATAAAGTGTACAGGATCTTGAGCACACTTTAAATATTCCTGTCTTATTATTTGTTTTAAATCACTCACTTTTTAGTATAACCGGAAGTATAGCTGTTAAAATAGTAGTTAAAAATGTAAAATTACGGGTATTCCTTAACTTAGTAATTTTTTCTTCTTTGTTTGTAACTTCTACCTGTAAAGCAGAAGTTTGATTAAGAATTTCTTTATTTGCCTTAAATAAAGAGTCGGTAGTAAGTTTATATTCTTCTAGTAAAATTTGGTTTAAAGATATAGTAGAGTTTAGATCATTAATTTCTATTTTTAATGAATCCCTTTCTTGTTTACAAAAATCATATAAAGTAAGCTCACCAGCAATTTGGCGAGCATAACTTGTGGGAATACCAATTAAAGAATCAGTATCCGTAGCGGTTTGAGAAAAAAGTGGTAAGCTCATTGTGAGACATACCATTAATTTTAGATACTTTATCATTATAATCCTTTTTTAATCTATTTAACTCTTTAGTTCTAGTTGAAATAGCAGAATTTAAACTGTCTATTTCATTTTGGGTTAAATTTACTAATAATTCTAATTCTTCTTTTGAAGATTCTAAATTTAAAAGTTCAGTAGAATATTTAGATTTTTCTTGATCAAGTAAATCATTAAATTTTTGTTCAGCTTCTATTTTAGCTTTATTTACAAAATCATTTACTATAAACCAAATTACTCCCCCTCCTATCAACATTCCTAATAAAAAAATTAACCCATATATGGTAAGTTGAAATTTCATCTATTAATAAATATTAACGTTTGATAGTTTTTAAAATTTGCGCAATACGTTCATCAGTCGATCCTTTAATAGTATAAAAGATAGGACGACATTCAAATAATAATTTTTGAATTTCTTCATCAATTTCTTTTCTATATTCAGCATTTGTTTCACGAACTCCATTATCTTCTATACCTAAACCCTCTGGTGAGATGTAAAAGATAAAGTCATATTGTTTTATAAATCGTTTAGCATATTCTTTAAACGCATCACCATCTAAATAACTTACTCTTTTAGCACAATTAGTAAATGCCATAACATCAATAATTGTTCTATCAGTTATAAGATTTTCTTGCATTAATTCAGTTACACGTTCTGCTAAGAATATAGTTTGACCTTCAATAGTAGTTTCATGATTCAATGGTATACCCAATGAACTAAGATACTTACTACGTTCAGTAGCAAAATTATATCCTTTAAATTCAGGTAATTCTTTCAACGCATTTACAAGCGTTGTTTTACCTACCGACATTGTTCCACAAAAACCTATTTTCATAATTTATTATTTTATCCTCCTTGACGTGCTGATTCTCTCATTGCAGGGTTCTTATACCATGGAACCCCATTTCTATCTCGTTTAATTTCTTTCCACTCTTCTTCAGTGTATTTAATACCATAAAGATAATATTCTCTATTGCGATAAACACCCTCAGGTATAAGAGCAGGTCCTTCCCAATTATGTAATTTACCATCCCAGTGATGTACAATAGTACCATCAGGGGTTTTCATTTTCTTTGGCTTTGGCCACTTATTATCTTTTTCCATTTTTTTATTTTTTAGGCATTGTTAAACCTCCAATGTAATTTGCATCTTCTAAGTGAAAAAATAATTCGTCTCTATGGTTTTTTATAATATGTTCAGCAACATAGGTTCCTTGTGCCCCTGATACTGTAATTCCTCGAGCACTTAAAGCATCACCTACAAAGTGCACATTATTGAAATCAGCAAGTGCCAATGTATTATAATCTACAAGTGGTTCAGGTGAAAGATATTTCACTTCAGGAACATATATACCCCAATCATCTCCTAATGTTGGGAATACTTTTTTCATATCTTCAATAAAATCTTCAATGTAGGTAAAATAGCCTTGGAACGCATCTCGTACTTCTTGAAGTCCTTCTTCGCTAATATAATGTGCTTTTACCCAGTCACCTTCTGATGTGTGAGTTTTTTTTCGTGAAGGAGAATAATATAAACCAGCTTTGTATTTAGATTCAAATCTGCCTACAGCTTTTTTACCATTACCACCTTCACCAGGTACAATACTTGTTTTTTGTACTTTAGAAACCAACTCACGGGACCAATCAAACGGTTTATCAATTCCTTGAACTTCCATCAAAATGCCAAAATTGGTCATATCATTACGATATGCTTCGTCTTTTTTAGCGTGACCATTGTAGCTATAATCCCCGTATGTTTCCTCAAGTGCTACGTATGCTGCATTGTTGTTAGTACAAAATGAACGAAGCGATACACCTTTATCTTCAAATTTACGATATAATTTAAAATCATAACTTACATCAATAAGCTTTTGAAAATGTTTTTGTGGTGCTTCAAAACGCACACCAATTTGTACTGGTTTTGGTTCTGTTGGGAAGTTGTATTCTTCTGCTAATCGTTTTCCAAAGTCAATACCAGATTTACCTACCCCAAAAATTAAGCGATCATAATCTAATGACCCTCCACCTCTACGATCTCTATTAAGATATTCATATGTAACCCTGTTTTTTTCAGGTAAAACATTAGTTGCTTTAGTATTCCATAAAAATTTAACACCTTTATCGCAAAGAAAATCATACCAATTTTTACCAATTTCGTGAAGGTAATCTGTACCTACGTGCCAAACTGGGAATAAGCGCAAACCAAAATAGGGTTTAATAAAATCTGGTTCTGCTTCTGGGTTTGAGCATTGTACTTCTTCTGGTTTGGGGTGGAAACGTTTAAAGTTGGTAATTACTTCATCAAATAATTCCATTGCTTTTTCTTCACCACAATATTTTGACATATGTCCCCCAATTGCTGTGTGGTAAGTAAGTTTACCATCACTCCATCCTCCAGCACCCATAAAACCTGTCATTACTTCCTCAGGTTTACGTTTATAAGGATCGTTACCCATATCAATAATAGTGATATGGTCACCAGGATAACCATTATCTACTAATTTTGTAGCAGCATTAACACCTGCTACACCTGCTCCGATTATTACTATTTTTTCCATTTTATAATTTGAAGTTGTCTAAATATACGAAAAAAAAGTGACGTCATCAAGTTTGATGACGCCACAGCTGTCTAAATTTTTAATAAGATCGGTGGGCTATGAATCCACCTATAAATTATGCTTTATCTTCTGCTACAGATGCTTTTCTGTATTCAGTTACTAATTTTTTAATTTCACCTAAAGCTTTACGGGCTCTACCGTGAGCTGCTTTAGATTTACCTTCATGTTCAGCTTTAAACGTTTCGTATAAAGCATTAATTTGTTCAAATAACTCTTGACTATCCATTTTTTATAATTTTAATTGTTAATTTTCCGTTTCCTTTTATTACACGATGTAAATATCCACGAGGAATGTTAAACGTTGTATTTTCTTTTAATTCGAATGGGAGTTCATTATCAAATTGGAATTTCCACCCATTTCCTTCTATAACTTCTATTGTTCTATCTTCTTGATCTTCGTGCCAAATTAATGACATTGGATCTACGTTTTCTGCAAATGTTCTTATATTTGAATTATCTGTGTATGGATTCATTATCCTAATATATCACTAAGTACATCTTTAAAAATGGTATGTACTTCTTTACCTTTAACTAAAGATTTTAAAGTGTACAAACCACCTTTAAGATAACTAGCTTTTTTAAGGTATCCAACAGCATTGCCTCCTGCTTGACCTGCCATCATTAAAATTACAATAGCATAAAGAACACTGGCGATTTGGTCTTGTTTCTTTTTATCTTTAGTAAATAAACCAACTATTCTTCTAATAGGGGCTTGGAATGCTTTTTCGTTATCGTGGGTCCACTTATAGATTTTAGCTGCTGCTTCTTTACCCTTACCCCAATCTCGTTTTTCAGCTTGTTTTTTAACAAATTTAGCAAGCATGTTTGCTACTGTATTTGATAAAAGGATATATCCAATTATTCCTACTACACCAGCAACTTCATTTAATTCTTCTTCTTTGCCTTCTAATTCGTCTTCAATAGCACCTGCTAATTCAGCACCCAAAGCATCAAACTCAGCATCAAATGCCGCTTCTTCTTTATCTTCCGCTTCTTGAAGAAGATAATTATTTTTTAAATATGCTTTATAATCAAAATTATTCATTACCAATAAGTGTTCATTTTAGCCCCTAAACCTAAAGCAGGAGCATATCTTGGAAGATTACAGCTCCAGTATCCTGGGGTAGTTCTATCTTTTTTCTGGTCGCAGTTATGGCGTTTAGCAAATGCCTGTCGCGCTTTTGGGTCTCTAATTTTTGCTCTTAATCCGCCTGATCCAAATGATACTTTTTTAACTTTATCTCCATCCATTACATAAACGTAGTAAGCTTTAGAACCACCACGTTTTGGTTTTCCAATTGGAACTTCCTTACCTTGATATTCAGCTTCGTCTATTGCTGGTAAGTCGAGGGGTACTTTTTTGCCTTCGTAGATTCCAAATTTACCAATGTCAGTATTTTCAATAAGGAATTTACTGTTTTCATCTAAGCTAATAGTACCCCACTCAAGAAGCATTCTTGCTTCAGCAAATAATTGTAAATATTTTTTAGATCCTATTCTAAATACATTTTCTTGTAGTGAGATGCCATTATCGATGTGATAGCGGAGACCTTCGCTTATAGGCGTTTTACTTTCTAATAATGCGAGTTTAGGTTGGGAATCACTACAGCCACCGCAACCACATGAACATGATTTTTTAGGCGCTTTAAACCCTTTTAGTGCTTCTTGAATGTATTGTTTGACCATGTTTATAAATATTATAATTTACTAATTCGCAAAGATAAAGGTAAAAGCTTACCACTGGTGTTTCTTATAGTGATTTGGTATTTAGTAGAACCAAAAGTTTCACTTTCAGTAAACACATTTGCTGTTACCTGTTTAGCATTAGGACCCGGATATTTAATTTCTACTTTAGAAATTTTTCCTACAGCTTTTAAAGCATCCTCTGCTGTGAGTATAGGGACTACTTTAACTTGATCTTTGCTAGTTTCTTGTACATAATAGTAACCATAACCAAAAGATGAAGCTAATAATTTACGGAAAGCATTTGTATCTATATCTAAAGAAGAATAAGTATCAACATCCCCTTCTTTATTAATATAATTATTTAACCCTTGGGCTATTTTTTCTGAGTCTATATTGAGTATATCAAATATTACATTTGTATCTGATGATCCTGTTTTTTTAGAAGGATCATAAATGACTTCTCCATCTTTTTCATATATCCAAGGTATAGTTTTACCACTATATAAACCACTACCTTGTTTATTTTTTAAAGAAATAAAATATGGGATGTTATTATAAGTAATAATTATATCTGCAATGGTTTCGCCTACATCTTGGGGACCCTCAGGGTTTAAATCTCTTTTAGTATCTGTAGCTCCTGCAAATGAGATATCATTAGAAGATAATTTAGTATTATCTATATTTAATTTAGAATATAAAGTTTGTAAATAAGGAGGTAAAGCATTATTAGGTTGACCTGCTAATTCTTGAGCTGCTTTAATAAAGTTTTGTTCATATTTTTCTCCTCTATTACCTCCACCACTTAAAATAATTCTAACTACTCCAAAATCATTAGTAGTAAATTCATACATGTCAAATTTACCAGAAGGATTTGGTCCTGTTCTAGGAGCATAAATTGTTAAATCTTTAACTCCTAAAATATCTTGGAATAATTGTTGAACTTTTTCAGGTGCTATTTTATTAGGATTACCTAAACGTTTAATATCCGTCTGAGTTTTAAATCCTAAAGAAGGATCTGCTTTGCTTAAAAAATAAGAAATTGCTTGTTTAGTAGCAGAGTTAATTTGTCTATTTTCTTCTAAAGGAACACCTAATTTTTCTAATAATGTTTCCAACATAAGCATATCCTGAGCATCATTGATGTCAGGATATCCTTTTGGAAATTTATATAAAAACTTCTTGAAAAATTTATCTAATACATCCATTTTATAAATCGTCTACTGAATCAGGCACTGCTGGTTCTAATTCAGTTTCAGGGGTATCTTCAGTGTCTTCTAAAGCATCTGCTAATCCTTCATCTTCTATATCTTCCTCTTTAGGAACAGCAGCATAGCTGTATCTTAATAAACGAGCAATTGCTTCAGATGCTTGTTGTTCTTCTGGGAGGGATTCTAACCAGTATTTTTTTCCTGCTACTTGAGCTACAAATAATCCTTTGCCTTCATCTTCACCTTGATAAATTAAATAAAAATCTGCTCCATTTACTAATACAACTCTAAAAGTTGTAGGACGTGGGGCTACCCATTGTATGTCTTTTACAAAAGGTTCATATTGAAAATCAAATAAATCATCCATAACATCCTTTAACGGAGGAAACTTATCAACTATAGGAAATTTAGTTACAATGTCTTCAATTTCCTCAGCGTCCGCTAAAGGATTGGATTTCTCAGCATAAACAGTTTTTGCTAAGGTTTTAATTTTTGCTATGAATTCAGATTTCTTCATTTTTCTTTTTCATTAGCCTTTTATATCTGCGGTCTTTTTTGTGTGATGGGTGGGTAGGAGGAAGAGCTGCTAATCTATTTAACTCTTTTGTAGAAAGAACTTTATATTCTTTTTCTTCTTCCTCTAACGTAGCATCTATTTGAGGTACTGTTAACTCTCCATCAAGATAATGTTTTGCTTTAACCATTGCTTCTTTTGAAGTAATAATTTTAGCTTGCCACCAGTGTGGGAAATCAACTTCTTGTCCCTCAGCGTCAAATTGATCTATCATTTCGTAGAGTTCAGAAGCATACTTAGCTATTCTGTATAGATCTTTTTTAAGCATATGGGGTTCATTATCCTGATGGCCTACATCTAAATCTTCTGTGAATTTACCTGTCATAAAATTATAATTTTTAGGCAATTCTTCTTGGTTAGTTTTAACTTTAGATTTAGGCTTTAAATCTCTATCTTTCATTATTTGTTGAGCAAGAGACATTAAAACACCTTCATCTACTTTACCACCAGCTTTTTTAATAATAGCTTTTTGTAAAGCATCAGGTAATTCAGATTGCTTACCTTTTATAGTAGGATTATCATCATACTTTTTAGAAAATTCTTGTTCTTCTAAATCAAAGGCTTTTTTAAATTTCATTACGTGTTTTTCTTTTTTCTTTTCTTCACCTTTAGTTAACTTACGTTCATTAGTAGGTGATTGGGGTTTACCATGCTTAGCCAAATTAGTAGCTAATGCATAAGCTAATGATGTCCTTTCTTTTTTGGACATCTTATCTAATTTGGTCTTTTTTTTAGCCATTACGCTTCTTTTTCTACTTTCTTAAATTCAGTTTTAGCTGAAAATTTAGCAGAATTAAGAATTTGGTTTGCTAATTCTGTTTGACCTGCTTCTTTAGCATCCTTAGCTAATTTAACTAAAGCATCTGTGATAGCATCTATACCACCTTCTTCTTCTCCAAAAGAGGGTTCATCAAAATCAAATGTTTCAGCATCTACTTCTTCTTCAGCTTCAACATCTACTTCTTCTTCCTCTTGTTCAGCAATTTCAGCTAAAATCTCGTTACGAAGATATTCTTTAAATTCAGACTTTTTTACTTTACCTTCCATTTGAGAAGTTAATTCTTTAGTCTTTTCGAGCTCAGCATTGAGTTCTTTTTGCATATCTACTTCTTCAGCAGTTGCTTCATTCATTTTAAGAATTTCAGTCTTAAGATATTCCTTAAATTCAGATTTTTTCATTTTATTTATTGTTGATAAGTTCCTTATTATTATTTTGAGGCTTTTTTACCCCAAGATTTACCTTTACCCTTGTCTTTACATTTAGCAGCAGTTGGACGACAAGCAGGATAAGAGCGCTTTTCACCTTCTTTTCTACCACAAGGTTTGTAACCTGTTTTTTTCCCGTCTTTATAGATAGGAGCATTACAATCTACCCACCCACCTGTTTTACCAGGAGCACCTGATCTTTTAAACCAAGTACGTAAAGTTTCTTTGGCTTTTTCTTGAATTTGTTCTTCTTTTAAACCTTTCCAAATATCACCTTTACGACATCTAACTACTGCACCACTTTTATATGCTGAGGGTTTCTCAAATTTTCTGTCAGCGATGCGAAGACAACGGTCTCGTTTTTTAGCTTTTTCAGCTAATATTGATTGGATAGTTTCTTTTATAGCATGTTTATCCAAAAGATGTTTTAGAGGTAATTCAAAAACAGTTTCATCATCTACTTCAATTGTTCCTTCATTTACAGGAAATGAAAGGATATAACCATCTATAGATACTTCTTCCCCTTTATGGAGTTTATCCATATCATTTTTTGTTATTTGAAGTTTTTTAGCCATGTTAGTAATAAATATATGAAGTTATTTAACTTTTAAATCTTCAAGAAATTTAAGTCCTTCTTGAAGATCTTTAGCTAACTTTTCTTTGTCTAAACCTCCTTTCCAATCTTCTTTATCCCCCCTTTCAGTAATATAACTTTCACTATTTTCATTCATTTTTTCTTTTATAAAATTTTCATATTCAGATTGAACATTGCTTATGTGAGTATTATGCATGTCATCAAAGTATTCTTTAGATTTACCTTGTTTTTGAAGTTCAGCTTCATAATCTACAACACAATCAAAACATTTTTGATATGCTGGGAATACTTTTTTGTCTAAATTTTTATTCATTACAGTATTACATTCAGGACAAAATAATGGGAGTTTACCCATTTTTTTAAATTTATCCATTTTTGTAATATTTTGTCTAATGCCATTTTTGATAGTCCAAGTACGACCATCTTCTTCCCAAACATCCCCTTCTGTACGGTGTTCGTATTTTTTAGTATAACCTACTCCTTGTGTAGTTTTATCACCATGTTTACCTTTTACAAGGTTACGCATGCGTTCTACATCATTTTTACGGAATTCTTTTTTTAAAACATTATCATTCATAAGGAAACATCTTATTTAATTTATCTTTTCTTTTTTTACAACCACACTCTTTTTTAGTTTTTTTAGATACCGTATCTACTACTTGTTTAATCCCTGTAGCCACAGTGATTTTTTCAATAGTATCTCCTAATCCTTTACTTTTACTCATCTTCTAAAACCTTTTATTTGCTTTTTAACTGCTACATCTTGCATAGATTTAAGCAAAGTTAATCTTTTGTTAATTAATCCTTGCATTAATTCGAGAGTTTCGATATCAAACTCATTATTTACAGCGTTTATAAAATCTTTAGTTTCCATTTTTTATTGAGTCTTCCCAGTTTCTAAATAATATATTACCATTTTCGTAAGCTTCACGTTCAATTCTATCTAAATCACCATCTTCATTTGTGTTAGTAGTTTGAAAATTTTCTAAAGTACCATTTAAATTTTGGTGGTGGTGTATCAATTCATGAGCGTATGAACGTAAAATATCTTTTGGATGTCTATCTAATATGTAAAGAACAATTTTTTGTTCTGAGGGCATATAGTAGGCTGTTCGACCAAAAATATTAGCGGCATTTTCTTGGTCGTTATCTATAAATTCAACTGAGGGGTGGGGTTTTAGGGTTAAACCATTACTACTCATATAGTCTGTAAGTGAGTCTATATAAGGTTGTAATCCTCCTTCAAAATTTTCGTTCAAGTGTTCTTTTTGAGCCTGTAAACGTTTGGTTTTTTCTTTAGAGGCTTCCTTACGATTAGTAATATAATCCAAACCTCGCTTTAATCTTGATTTAACATCAGGATCTTTTGCTTTACCATAAGCTGCTCTAACTCTTTGATGAATCAAATTAATAATTTGAGACTGGCGGGCGTGGGATTTATTTTTAAATGAAGTTTTATTTAAAGTGTCAACTATATCTTCTTTAGTTTTGAATTTAATTCCTACTGTATCAGAAGGATCTTCATCTGTGTATAAACGTCTGCCACTACCCTTTGGTTTTTTACCTGTACCTTTTTTAGGGTCTGTTTCTTCTAAAGGGGTTTTGGGTAAATTTTTTCTTATCCATTCAGCCCATTTACGTCTCACATATGCTTCTCCTGCGGGGGATATTTCTTCAGATCGTTCTAAGAAAAATTCATCTATAGCTTGTCCTAATGTAATATTTTTAGTTTTAGCTCTTTTATTTAATCCCCTTATAAAAGCAGGAATTTCATAATCTAAGGTAAGATATTTAGGGAGTTCAAGTTCAGCATCATTTTTAACATTCCCTATTTTAACTCCTTTTTCAAAGTGTTCTTGACCTACATGCTCTAGTTCGTGGCGTAAAGTTTCCTTAAGTTCAGCTATTAAGTCATTTAAAAATTTAATAAGAGAAGAAGGTTCATAATTTATTACTAATTCTATACCATCTTTCCCCCCAGCAGCATCTACAAGATAAGGAGGGTATCCTAATTCCCCCGATTTTATAGGATTTAATTTAAATTCTAAATTATATTTT